GGCCCTTTACTGGCTTGGAACAGATCTGGATCAGCTGGCCGACTGCATGGAGAAAGGAATACCGCTTGAAAACACTTGAAGAGCAGCTGGCGTCGGTTCAGAAGGCCATTGAAAATGTCGAATCTCAGGGACAGGAAGCTGAGATTGAAGTGAATGGCAACCGCCGGGATATCAAACGAGCGAACGCGAGAGAGCTCTATAGGAGGGAAGCTCAGCTAAAAATGGCCATCAAGCGGAGAGACGGTGCGGGGACTTACCCCATGGATCGGGGAGTATAGATCATGGATATCATCACCAATGCGGGCCTTATCGTACCCGAGTCTGCCGTTGACCTGCCACAGACCTGGAAAAGGGAGACATTTCCGAGGATAAATTCAGCTTCAGATGACGAGCTTTTGACCAGTCTGAGCGAATTTCGTGATAAATCCCGACAGCTTGATAAAACCGAGTGCCTTGCGCGTGCCGCCACCGAGAACTTCGTCACCAACGTCGTCTCGGACGGTCTCCGGCCCCAGTCGAAAATCGATCATCGGTTTATTGGTATTCCAGAGGCTGATGCGCGGGAGTTTGAGCGAAAGATTGAAAAGATCTTTGAGCTGCATACTGGCACGCGGGAATTCGATTTCCGTCGAGTTCAGACCTTTGCGCAGATGCAGGCCACGATTATGCGTGCTGTACTGATCGATGGCGACTGCCTGGCCGTTCGCCGATTCAAGCCACGCAGGAGCGCAGTGCTGGGAACAACGGTTCAGTTGATCAGTGGGGATCGACTGCGATCTCCATTGCGAGGATACGTGGATGCCGACGTGCGTGAAGGGGTTGAACTGGACGAGGACGGGCAGCCGATGGCTTATCACGTCCTGAACAGGAAGGGGCCACAATCCCCGGAGATCGAAACGCTTCGCATTCCACGATATGACGACAACGACATACCACTGGCGCTGCTTATCCATTCATCGCGACTCCCGGGACAATCACGCGGCGAACCGTTCCTGGCTCCCGTTGTGGATAGGTTCCGTCAACTTGAACGCTACACTGATGCGGAAATCAGGGCATCCGTCCTCAATGCGTTTTATGCTGCCTTCATCACAACAGAAACCCCGGAGATCGATCAGAGGCGCATGTCGGCCTTGCCAGCTCAATTGCGTCCGAGTGAAACTCGTATCCAGCGAAAGTTTGGACCCGAAGGCGGGCTAATGATGGAGCTTTTGAAAGGCGAGAAGGTCGATACCTCCGCCCCGGGACGACCCAACGCGAATTTCGAACCTTTTGTTCAGGCAGTTGTCAAAATGATTTCAATTGGTCTTGGTCTGCCTCCCGAGGTCCTGACCCAGCATTTCCAATCATCCTATTCAGCCGCAAGGGGCGCAATCCTCGAAGCATGGAAGGCCTACAGGATTCGCCGCTCGTGGCTGGTTTCCGAATTTTGCCAGCCTGTTTACGAATGGATCGTAACCGAGTCAGTACTGGCAGGCATGCTCAATGCACCTGGATTTGAAGACCCTTTCAAACGAAGGCTCTATATGGCCACTGAGTGGATCGGTTCGACCATGTCTTCAATTGATCCCTTGAAGGACGCCAGGGCTGACGAAGTGAAAATCACCAGGAACATGACCGAATCAAGGCGTTCTGTCGTTGAGCGTGACGGGCGGGATTTTGAAAAATTGAAACGCGAAATCGAAGACGAACGGAACTATTTCAATCAAAAAAGCACTGCGGTAGTGGAAGCGAATGGTAACACCAAACCATGAAGTGTCAACTGCTGTAGTGTTTTCCCGGAGTAAACACCCTGAATCTCTCCATTTGTCTCCATAAGTGTTATGTTCAACCTGTGAACTGCGGAGTTACACGTGTCTTTGCTACTTAATTACATTCTCGATTCCCACTGGTCAATGACAAACGAAGCATTGAAATCAATGATCTCCATTGTTGAAAAACATGCTGGAAATCAAGCCTTGGAGAAGGTCCAGGGTCAAAAGCCTTCGGGTGTTGAAAGGGCGACCATCCGCGATGGGGTGGCCATCATCCCGATTCGGGGTCCACTTTTCAAGCGGGCCAATCTCATGACCACTCACTGTGGAGCTACAAGCTATGAAAGCATTCTAAAGGATTTTCACCAAATGCTGGCGTCCCCTAAGGTCAAGTGCATCGTGCTGGATATTGACAGTCCAGGTGGCGAGGCCAATGGCTGCTCGGAACTTGCCGATGCTATTTTCTCAGCTCGGGGACAAAAGAAAGTTCTTGCCTATGTTGGGGGGACCGGGGCCTCGGCTGCCTACTGGATTGCAAGTGCCTGTGAAAAAATCCACGCATCGGATTCCGCGATCGTCGGCAGCATCGGCGTCCAATCAATCGTTCAGACAGGAGCGAAGGATGGCCAGATCCGCTTCGTTTCAAGTCAGTCACCAAATAAAAACCCGGACCCGGCGACCGAAGACGGTGCAAAGGAGGTTCAAAGCGTCGTTGATGCCCTTGCCGAGATCTTTGTTGGCAAGGTCGCGCTTTATCGTGGCATCAGCCGCGAAGAGGTATTGCAGCAATACGGTCAAGGCTCTGTCTTTGTCGGCCATGAAGCCCAAAGTCGTGGCCTGATCGATTCCATTTCCAATTTTGAGGACTTACTCATGAACATTCAATCAGAGGAAAAGACGCCGGACGGAGATCAGGTTCTCACGGCGGAATTTATCGCAAGACATCATCCAGAGATCTCCACTCACTTTGAGGAGTTGGGACGACAAGACGAGCGGCGAAGGGCAGCGGGCATACTGAAACTGTCCGAGACAGGAGTTCGTCCAGCACTGATTCAAGAGCTTTTACTGAAAGGAATCAGTGTGGAAAGTGCCGCCCTATCAGTCCTGGATGAAATCGCCCATACGGGCCATTCGCTCCTGAGTCGCTTCGCCGGGGCGGAAGATAAAGTCAAAGGTCTGAGTTCAGGAGCAACAACAATGACCAAGGATGATGAACTCGACGCAGATCTGCAATTGGCAGCTGCTCACGGAATAAAGACGAGGTAACGCATATGTACGGTGGACCCATGTTTGGGGATTTGGACAGCTTCAATCCTCACGATCTTATCGCCGGGGACTTTCCCCTGAAAACAGAAGCGATCACGCTTGCCAAAGGGCAGAACCTGAAGAGGGGCTCTGTGCTTGGTCGAATCAAAGCCTCGGGGAAATTCGTTCTTTCCCGAAAGACGGACGACAAAGCAGCTGAGGTCTCTGACGGCAGTGAAACCCCTCTCAGAATTCTCGGAGAGGATGTTGACGCCACGGACAAGGATCAGGTGACAGTCGCCTACCGAACCGGGTCATTCTTAAAGCAGGGACTGACCCTTCACGAGAGCCATGGCTTTGCCGACATCAAATATGACCTGGAAACACGGTCAATTTTTATTGAGGATTGAATTTTGAATCGATCGATCTACTCGACTGAATACCTCATGCGTCTCGCTCAGCGGATTGTTGACCAGCCACGCTACTTTCTAAACCGCTACTTCACAGAAGTCTGGACCCGCGATGAGGATGTGATCCTTTATGATGTGGAAGACCTCAGCGAGGGCATCGCGCCCTTCGTTCATCCGCTCCATGAGGGAAAAATCATGAAGCATCGCGGCTATCGGACCAAATTCATTCGCCCAGCTTATGTGAAAGAGAAGGTCATCCATGACCCAGAGCTTCCCATCAAACGCATGCCGGGCGAAGCCATTGGCGGGGAACTGACTCCTGAACAACGCATGCGTCTTCACCTGGTGAGCGACGTCAACCGTCTGAAAGACCGCCTGACCAACCGTGAAGAAGTTATGGCCCATGAAATCGTCAAAAAGGGCGGCCTTACAGTTATTGGCGAAGGTTTTCAGGAATATGTCGACTTTGGGCGCGATAAATCACTGACTATCGATCAGGCTGGAATCAAAGTTGCCTACAAAAAAGGCTGGGATGATCCTGAGTTTCCGATGACCGATTTCCTGGAGGGCCAAAGTCGGAAGGTCTCCGATCTGTCGCTCAACAAGAGCCAGGCTATTGATCTTCACATGGGCTCGAAAGCCTGGGAACTCTTCCGGCGCAACAAGGAGGTTGCCGCAGCTGGGGATCTCCGCCGTGGTGTTGACCTCACTCTGGTCATGACACCTACCCAGCAGGCCGACTCGGTTCATTATAAGGGCCGCTTTGGTGATTTCGAGATCTTTGTTCACTACGGCACCTACCTTGATGGAACAACAGAGAAGCGGTTCTTTGAACCAGGGGAGGCGCTCCTGACTGCAAAATCAGTCGGCGGTGCCCGCTACTACGGAAAGATCCGCGATAAGAAGGCCAACATGAAAGCGTTGGATTATTTCCTGAAGTCCTGGGAAACCGAAGACCCATGCCACACCTATATCATGATCCAAAGCGCGCCACTTCTCGTGAGCCGCGATCCCAACACTGCTTGTTTAATGACAGTGGCATGAACCACGGGTTGAAGGTGAAACTAAATTAGGCTCATCGCTAGGGTGGACTTCAAAACGCACAGACACGCGCAATATCCTGTTGATGCCGCCCAGACGGCACAATCTTCTTATAACTGCCAGCAATCATTTGCTAAACGAATTTGTTCGTTCAGTGAAATTCTGACTTATTCCGCTAGCCCTGGCGGTGAGCTCCACTTTTCGTTGATAGAAAGAGTCCAAGCTGTTTCGATCAGTCATATCCATAATATATATCTGAAACCATTAACTAAAAGCAATTTTGCTGTCAGTGATTTTCACGGCGATCGGGCCCGATTTGAAGCTGGAGTTGCGGAGCCGATCGACTTGGTCCAGAGACTGAGTCTCACACCACTTCAGCAAGGGAAAGACATGTAAGGATCTAAAATGATTAGCTCAGCGCAATTTTGCGCTCAGTGAATCACGGGTCGAACCACGAGAACACAGTCTTCATCGTTAGGACCATTCCTGAATCTTTTGAAATGCATTCTGATCACCTTAGGAGCAATAAGACATGACATCTATCGCACGCAATTTAGGCTTCAAAGCCAGCACTGCAAAACATTCCTCTGTCGATCGAGATAAAAAATCAGCATCCAAATTTCCAGATGCACCGAATAGCGCTGATGTTATCATGGGCGTGCTCTTTGAAAATTTGGAAAATGAACAGCTACTAACGGCAGAAGAGTTAGCGAAAAGACTCAATATTGCCGTGAAAACAGTGAGAAAATGGCGATACGAAAACGTATTGCCATCGGACTCGATGGTTAAGTTTCGCCATCAGGTTCGTTATAGGTGGGGGAAAGTCTTGGAGTGGCTCATTACGAAAGGATGACTAATGAGTATTCACAAGACCAAAGCTGGAAACTATCAAGTTCGTTGGCGTGTTGATGGCAGGCTAAAGGCGAAAAACTTTGATCGAAAGATCGACGCAGATAAGTTTGAAGCCTCCCTCATTGTTTCACCGGAAAAAAAGCAGGATGTCGTTCCAGATAATCAGTCTCCGATGACCTTTTCGGAATACTCTGAACTCTGGTTCAAGGACTATGGCTCGGTGCATAAAACCGAGGGCGCACTTGTACATGATCGACAGATAGTTCGAGACTACCTCAAGCCATTGTGGGCAAATCTTCCGGTGGGATCCGTTCGGAGGCGGGATATTGCTCGCCTTCAAAGTAATCTGATCAATGAAAAGCGGCTTAAGCCCAAAACGATCAATATCATTGTCGGTCTCGCTCATAAGATGTTCAAAGTTGCAGTCCAATGGGAATTGATCAAGGTAAATCCTGCTGACGGTGTGCCACCAATCAAGTTGCCGGAGCAGGACTATCGTTTCTGGACGTTCGATGAAAGGGATCGCTTTCTAAGTTGGGCAAAAGTCCATGATCCTGAGCTTTACACGATTATCGCTGTCGCGGTGAATACAGGTCTTAGGCGAGGGGAAATGGAGGGGCTCCTACGCGATTGCCTTGATATTGAACGGCGAATGATAATTGTGAAGCGGAGTTATTGCCTGAAAACCAAAAAACTGAATGAACATACGAAAGGAAAGAGAATACGACGAGTTCCAATGAACGACTTGGTCTTCGGCCTGCTGAAAGCCCGATCGCTACTGCCAATGGACGCGCCGGTTCTTCCCTTTGACTATAATCATCTCGTAGTTCGAAGATTTCGACCGGCTCAGAAACGAGCCAATGTCAGTTCGATCTGCTTTCATGATTTGAGACATACGTTTGCGTCACACATGGCGATGTCAGGAGTGAAAGTTTTTGATATTCAGAAAGTAATGGGGCATGCAGACATAAACACCACTATGCGGTACATGCACTTCAGCCCAGATCATTTATCTGGTCTCACAGACGCACTAAACAAAAAAATATCATCAATTGAAAAGGAAGATGAGTTATGCGTGTCAGTGCAAGTTTTGAAGGCTTTTTAGGAGTGTTCACTAAAAGTTCACTCGCAAATTGGGAATCGCGAATTCCTTAGTGATTACAAGGAAATAACTGGTCGGGGCGACAGGATTCGAACCTGCGACCTCATGGTCCCAAACCACGCGCGCTACCAACTGCGCTACGCCCCGGCTCCCTAGTGGAGATAGAGTTTCTACTGGAATATCAGCAGGACAGCAACCGGGAATTGGTGAGGTTTGAAAAAAAGTTGGTACGGGTTGGCGGAGATTCTGCGTCGAGATGTTATGACTTAGAATCTGAAATCTACTTGATAACGCCCCGGGATGAGGAGCTCGTAACTGGCATCAAGCCTAAGGAGGCCAAACGCTGGGCCAAGCGACTTGAGATACCCCAGGCGGCGGCCGACCAGGTGACTTGAGGGCTAAAAGTCGTCAGTTGAGGCATCGGACAAGCTGCCTTATGCCTACTATCAGCAAAAGTCCGAACCAAAGTACCCCAATGGATCCAAGGGGGTGAAGACACGAGGTTAGGCGGTAATGCCGGTCGCACCAGGTTCCAGTATAAGGGACTGCACCAGGGAAGTGGCGTGTATGACCCGGCTTCCCGCATCTCTCACACAGACCACAAAACTCTTGGTTTGGCGCATCGCAGTAACAGCCTCTTTTATTCATCACCTTCCAGTCCTCCTTTAGCAACAAGCTTGCAGCGTATGCCTTACAACGTGAGGTCTATCTAAATGGATCCGTTATGAACGCCTATTCGCAACGGCTCGCACGGTGCCGGGCCAGGCCAGCTACCGCCACCTGGTGGTGAGGATGGAAAAAAAGTTGGTACGGGATGGCGGGTTAGTCAGTCAAGAAGCCAGCCCATAGACCGGCTAACGCAACCACAAAGTCTGCCGCAAATCCCCCTGATCCCCTCCGATGCGCGAGGGCGCGTTGGGATTCAGCAAGGGAATAACCCGGCGGCCCTGCAGCTGAACATGCTCAATG